ACTTCTGCTGTTTCGCAGTTTTTTAAGTTTCTGTTGATACTCCGCCTTGATGGCCCTGCACTCTTCGACAGTCCAGCGATGGCGGTTATGGTTTGATTCGATTTCGTCTACTGCTTCCTGCCCGATGCGGTTAATCAGTTCGACGCGATACGGAACGAGATTTCCGCTTTTATGTTGGTTGCACACCACGCATTGCTTGTGAATATTGCGTTCATCAAATCGGAGTTGAGGCGCCGCAGCAGTTGTCCGGTAATGTCCGGCATCCCACTGAGCAGACGTGAGCGTTCCGCACGAGATACATGGTAAGTCGCGGTCTCTTTCTCTGATGAAGGCGTTTACGGCTTGTTGGGCTTGTTTAATCCAGTAACTGCGGGGCTTTAAGGCGAGTTTTCGAATCTTAATTTTATCTTTCTGTTTCTGCTCCTCTCGTCGTCGTTTCTTCTCTGCTGTTTTTTCCGCCTTTTCGCGTTCTTTATTTCGTCGTTCGAGTGCTAATTTAGTTCCGTGTTCCGGGCTGCACCACCACTGATTTGAGAATGCCGGGTGAAACCATTCCTTACAGATTTTGCATTTCCTTCGCGCTGGTTTAGCCATTAAGCAGCCTCCCCTGTTACTTTAAGCATTCCGTTATCTAGCAGCTTTCTTGTCAGCCACTGTTGACCACGCCCGGTGATTTTTGTGGTGAACGATATCTGTATTCCGTGATTTGTATTGACCGCTGTTTCTTTCACTGTGAAATAGCCGCGATCCATATATTCCTGCATTGGCACATTGCGCCGGGCACCTGAAGCAATAAGGATTTTGTGATCGCGCATCCACGCAAACCGTTTGTTTGGACCAATACCAACAACCTTTGCAAAGTTTCCAATCAAAATTCCGCTGGCCTCGCCAACTCGATCGGCAAACTCAACTTTAGGTGCTGCGAGAGCAAGCTGTTTCTCCAGTTCAGCCTTCTGGTCTTCAAGGTCGGCCGCAAGGCGCAATGCCTCAGAAAAGGTTTGTGGTATTTTCGCGGTTGCCCCTTCGAGTTCTCGCCAGCGGTCAACAAGGCGAGCGGTGAATTCCGGCGACAACTGAGCGACGACAATAATGCTGTCTCGCTTACCTTGTTCGCCTTCGAATATATACACGCTTGTGAATTTGTTAGGGCTAATTGTTTGTTTATTTTCAACTTTTTGCATTGAAGGAAGTTGAATCACCCCACGCTTTGCCAGACGTTCTATTGATATTCTGACATTACCGTGTTGGCTTCCCACCAACTCAGCGATTTCAATGCTTGTCATTTTGATGGCATTGCTATTTATCAGCTCATTCATTGTCATGTCCTCTCACATTGAAAATTCAGCAATAAAAAACCCAGCCGAAGCTGGGTTTGTTAAGTTGTCAATTGTCAGTAGCGATGCAGTGAAGGCGGCAACTCTTTGTTCTTAAGCCTTTCCCATGCCAGAAGGTTCGTCGGCCCGTCAGGCTCATAAATATCTATATCCCGCGTGTGATTAATTAAAACGCCCCTCGCCCTCCCGATGATATACGAGAACTCATAGCCGTAGTCGTGGCATATGCCGGAATAGCCAGACTGAATCAGTTTTAATGCGGGATACAACTCACGGAACAATGCCTGTGAGCGGTTGGCATAATCCCACAGCCATACAAGGCTGTCTGTTTCTTTTGCGGAAAGCCCGTTGAGCTTCTTCTCTTGTTTGCCAGTATTTTTCTCGCACTGGCTGAAATAGCAGTCTTCCAGTTTTTCGAACACTTCCCACGCCCGATCGGTTTCGAGCATTTTTGCGTGACGGGCTGCGCCGCGTTCTGTCCAGAGGATGAGGGAGCGGGCTTTCGGGGAAATTTGTAACCCTCTTAAAGATGGTTGCAAATTTTGTGAGTTACTTAAAGTAACCCGCAAATTTTGTGAGTTACTTAAAGTAACCCGCAAATTTTGTGAGTAGTTTAAAGCTACCCGCAATTCTTTAAGGTCATTACCAACAACTTTGAAAAAGTGTTTCCCTTCAACGAAGCGTACTTTGTTCTCATGATGATTCTGGCGAATACGCACCGGCTCAGTGCCGTAAAGCTGCGCCAAAAGTTCGGTGGTAATAACAGGAATCTGGTTATGGGTGATCGGGGAGAGAGTTTCAACAGAAATTTTAGTTGTCATAATGACGCCCTCTGGTGGTTTCTTAATAACTCACCACCGACGACGCCAATCGTCTGGTGGTGAACTGTGCAGGGTTGGCGTAACCGGGAAACCGACCGGCGCGGATCTCTCCGCCCCCACACAGCCCACCATAATTCAGATGTGCGCGTGCATACGACAATAAAAAACACGCTCGCGGCGTGTATCTGTCGCGGTCTCTATCCAGGACGCCAATCCCGACGCCAGATTTTGCTGGCGTTTGAGGAATATAGCCCCGAATAAATCATCACGTCAATCACCTTGTTTTCCTCGCACGATGTCTTAGCCACCGGATATCCCACAGGTGAGCCGTGTAATTGAAGGTTTTTACGTCAGATTCTTTTGGGATTGGCTTGCGTTTATTTCTGGAGCGTTTCGTTGGAAGGTATTTGCAGTTTTCGCAGATGATGTCGGTGATACTTCGTCGCTGTCGCCTCATGCAGCCCTCCTGACGCCCAGCCCGATCGCCATCAATGCCGCTTTGGATACGGTAGTAAACATCCGTCGAGGACTGATGAACGGTCGCCAAATCAGCAACATTGAGCCTTTGCTGTTTCCCTTCTTCTCCAGCCCTGTCGATGGTTCGATAAAATTAATCCGTCCATCAGTGATGATGCGAACTTCGTCAACACTCTCCAGAGCCTTGCTGAACCATCCGACAGACATATCCTCTGGCACAAGCATCACTACCGTCTGTCGCTGTTGTATGCACTGCTCAGCGGCTTTTTCCACCCACGGCCTGATATTGCTGTACGGTGGGTTATTCCAGATTGCACCGTGGCTTATCCACTCAGAATTTAGCGCGTCGTCAGCCTCAGTTAGCCAGTGAGCGCACAGAGCGTTTTTGTCGCTCGCAGCTGAATCCAGCCAGAATCCAAACTCAATATCCAGCGCATCAAAAAGCCAGAGCGGCGTTTGCCAGCAGTCCTTGTCGTGTGCTGGCGTATTTGATTTGATAGTCATGCAGCCTTCCCTTTTCGTTGTGACCATTCATACTCTCGCCGGGAGTCATCACTCCACCGCACGTTGCGCTCTGAGCCGAACCAGAACATGATTTCGATAAGCTCAGTCATGCTGGCCTTTCGCATTTTGCTGGTACGCACGCCAAGCATGACAACGCCACCGTCGATACCAGGCGCACTTCTTTGCTCCAGTTTTTTGGTCTTAAGCCACAGGGCAGTGAACAGGTCTTTCCAGTCTTCCGGCGCCAGCCGTTGACCATGCCATAGCACCTGACGCGAAACATCGTTCAGCATCGGCCACATGCGGTCATTCTGCGCTTTGCTGCGCTTGGGTTCTTTAACGTGGACTTCGTGGGGTGACTTGTCGTCGATGGGTAGTGAGAGAATGGCGTCTATGGCGTTATTTCTGATTGCTTCGTTGCGAAGCAGAAAGGTTTGCTTCATCTCCTGCTCTCCGGTTCCATTTTTCAGTAGCCGCAGCAACTGATGGTGCCCATGCCACCCTGGCTTCACAGAGGTCACATTCTGCATAGCCCCACACATCAATATTTATTCCGGCCTCAACCCACAGACGAGCATTACCGCCGCAAAACGGACATTCTTTTAGCTTTGGCTGGGTTAATGATAGGTCGCTCATGCTCACTCCTTCACTTAAAATCCAGACTCCGGATAATTCTGTTGCGCTGAAACTCATTGTTGAGTTTGAACAACCGTCGAAGAACACGGTCACGCGGATAGCGTCGTGCGGCAGGTGAATGCTCATACAACTCATCAAGCGGCAAACTGGACGATGAACGATACCGATACCAACGCACCAACTCTTCACGAAAATTAGCCCTGACAAGCTCAGCTATCGTACTCATTTCTTAAAACCTCCTCAAACGCATTCTGACGCATTTTTCATTCTCGCTGCTTATCGGTATACCTTGCACGTGCTTACCTCACCACAGAGCGATTGTGATGCCTTAAAAGCGATTTATTGAAGTGATATTTGCTTAATCGAAATTCTTTTCTTTGATTCCTGCGGCCCTGATGGCTTTCATTACTGCAATTACCGTTTTGTCACGCCCATCCTCATAACCCATCGCATAAGCACCTTCTTCACCATCTTTCCAAAGGTCGTCATTCGATTCGGGCCAGTCGATATCCAGTTCAATAGCTGCTCGCGATGCCTGCCATAAAGCCCACCAATCATTTAAGGAGTGACGAATATCCATGCTTGAAAATGCGAAGTACCTATCACCATTTCTTGCCTCGGTTATCATCTCGAATGGTAATCTCAATTTTTTGGCAACGTATTCCTCAAACTGCTTTCTTGATTCGTCCATATCAATCACCGTTAGTCGTTTCACTCACGAATCTGACAAAACCAGCCATGTTAATTTGCATGAGTTTTTTCAACACTTTGTCTCGTCGGCTACGTTTTGGTTTTGGCCTGTGATTGAATCTTTCACAAACTGGAAGGCTCGATGATTTCCAGTACCTATTACGCCTTGCTCCATCTTCAGCCATATCGGCATGAATAAGGTCTGCGAGTGTGCTCATATTCACCTCTTCCAGTTACATTGGTTTTGTAATGTTGCTAGTCATCGTTCGAATAACAAAATGCGTAAGTAACCTTGCTTTCCACATGTAAATCTATTCAAGGCGAGATAAATCTACGAATACCGGACCTTTGTAATCTGGTCTTGATGCCCTTATGTATGAGCTAATAGTTTGTGCATCTTGCTTGTCCAGATTCATGACTTCCCTCTCCCCCAAATAAAAAGGCCTGCGATTACCAGCAGGCCTTTATCTTTTTTTAACACGCTTTCGAGTCCTTTTATATTTTTCCTTAAGATATTCCGCAAGTTTATCCTCATCATTATTAAATTGAGATAAAAGCTCATGCTCGCAATTAAGTGCTTTACTCGCATAAGTTCCATATAGTTTCTTTCTTGCTAGTGCTGCTATGAATGCTGCATCTTCTTTGCTATCGAAATACCCTAACGATATTGTCTTATTTTTATAACCAACATAAGACTTCCACCTGCCAGTTGGCTTATACCAAGACACTCCAATTGCACCGGATGTGTTTAATCTATTCCCTACAATGTTTCTTGCATTCTGCTCTTCTGTTGCCAGTCTTAGGTTTGAAATCCTATTATCAAGTCTGTTCCCATTTACATGATCAATAAACTTAGGAGGCCATTTTTTGTATACATAGAACCAAGCAAGTCTATGCGCCTTATACAAAACATTATTTATACTAATGCATATATAACCACCACTAACACCTCCAGCAATACTACCTTTTACTCTTACTACTGAATTTGTTTTTAGCCATTTAAATATTCCTGTTTCTGAGTCATATGATAATGTTGACAGAAGCTCATCGTGATCAATTAGTTTTTTTATTCGCATAAAGAATATACTTAATAATATATACAGTAAGAACCATTAGTAACGATAACCCTGCTATTAGCTCAGTGATGTAGATGGTCATACGTCAGCCCCTTGTGCATATCGTCTGCCACGCGCAGCAGGTGCATTTGATGCTGTGCAAATCTGTCTGGCTTCATCCTGGTCACATGCAACAAAGTGTCCGTTACAGAACCGCTGGTAAACTGTACCAAGCGAGCCAAAACGGTTTTTCGTCACGATGATTTCAGCAAATGGCGCGGCGCTACTGTTCTCATCATATACCGCTTCCCGATAGAGCATGATGATTGAGTCTGCGTCCTGTTCAATGCTTCCTGAATCACGCAAATCTGCGTTTGTCGGGCGTTTGTTTGGTCGCTTCTCAACATCGCGCGAAAGCTGACTCAGGGAGATAACCGGTGTTTTCAGGTCTTTCGCCATCGCCTTCAGGCTTCCGGAGATGTGAGCAATTGCGAGGTCGTTGCGGTCTGCTTTCGGCTTCTCAATCAGGCCAAGATAATCCGCCATGATGAGTGACAGGTTTGGATTTTCCTGCTTATGCCGTTCTGCGATTGAGCGTATTTCTTCGACCGATAACCGCGAAGCATCGACTACCCATACATCCAAATCTGCAAGCTGACTCATGCCGTTAGCAACACGTGCCCAGCCCTCGTCATCCATCGATGCAGGATTTCGCAGTACGCTAACCGACATCCTCCCGGCGTTGGCAATGCTTCGCTCTGCAATCTGCAATGCGCTCATTTCCATTGAGAAAATCAATACCCCGCGCCGGACGTCAGAACCAGGAATAACGCGGCTTGCCACACCTTCGGCAATCTTCAGCGCCAGTTCGGTTTTCCCCATACCAGGACGAGCGGCGATAATCACCAGGTCTTCTGCGTTCATCCCTCCAGTGATAGCGTCAAGCTCTTCGATTCCGGTCTTCAGGGTATCTGACTCTTCTCCGTTCCTCAGACGCCTGTCAAGCGTGTCAGTGTAGTCAGTGATGATTTCCCCTAACCGTACAGGTTTAACCTCGTCACGGGGCTTTCTGATGGCTGAAAGACGCTTTACAAGTTCATCCATCGCCTGACTCGATGCGTCGATGGTTCCGCTTTGGATTGGTTCACGCATTTCATCCATGATTTCCAGCACCAGACGGCGGTGATAGTTATCCGCGACCATTCCGGCATATCCCTTCAGGTTTGCGGCACTCGGGCAGTTTTTGCTGGTCATCAGGATTGACGTGAAATGCTCCTCTCCGCACGCCTCGGCAACCATCAGCGCATCGATTAGGTTTCTGTTTCTCGCCTGCTTGCGAATAACCTCGAAGGCTTTCCGGTAGAGCGGAATTGAAAACGCTTCCGGCTCCAGCGTTGCCAGAACGTCACTGGCGGTTGGAGTTAATCCACCAATCAGCAGGCCACCGATAACGCTAGCTTCGATATCCTGTCTCATGCAATCCCCCTGTCTGCAAACTTCCCTTCCCGAACTCCCGTTAACGAATCTTCCCTCAGCAGGTAATCAAAATCTGCCGTCCAGCCCGTGTCGTTGTCTCCGAAGTAAAACGGCTTGGCCTGATGCACAAACGCCCTGACATACGCTCTGAAACCGTCCACGTTTGGCGTTTTCAGTTGCGGGATAATTTTCTTCAGGCGGCGTTTTCGTTTCTCGTTGACCGCAACAGCGTGTGGAAGTCTGTCACCGACTTCGGTGTTGTAGGCGTTCAGGAAGGATTCGTAGTCGATTCGTTCTGCCTTGCGACGTTCAGGTTTAACCTGCCCATCGCCATCCCCGTTAGGGGGTAAGGGGGTATTTGTATTTATTGTCTTTTGTATATTGTCTTTTGTGTTTAGCTGACTTGGCTTATACCCATTAGCCGACTTGGCTAATGTTTTATTAGCTGTTTTAGCTAATGTTAAGCTGTCCTGGCTAATCCACTGAGAAACCACCTTGTTCACTCCGATTTTCACGCCATCAGCAATGAGGAATTTACGCTCAATAAGCTGGCGCTTGGCAGCGCAAACATGAGTGTGATGAATACCTGTCATGGCTGCTATCTGCGTGTTTGTGAGTCGATCCATCGGCTTATTGAATCCGTATGTCTTGCGCATGATAGCGAGCATCACCTTCAACTGCCGGACGGTTAAATCAGCCATCAGCAGACTGTCGGTAATCTCGTTAGCAACGCGCATGAAACCATCTTCGGTATCTGCCACGCGATGCTCCACGACCTCCAGTTGAGGCCTGTAATCAGCTAACTTAACGACGCCCATGTTTCACTCCTGCTTTGGCTAGTCTGTAAACACCAACAAGGCGCTCTGCGAACGCCCTGTTATTTGCTGCGGCTACCACTAATCCCTCAGGTGAATCAGGGTGTCGAATCTCTTCTTTTTCCTGGTATTTCTTACGACGTTTTGTCATAATTACTCCTGTGGATTGATCCAGTAATTCCCTCAGAATTGCATATCAATTTGCTTAAAATCCTCGGTGGCAGCCGGGGATTTTTTCTTTGTGATTTCATCAAGCGCATACTTAAAAGCCCTGCTAATCGGACTGATGTCTGATGCCATTCCGAAAGCACACAAGACCGAAGCAATAAACCGCCAGTCCGTTCTGCTTATCTTCGATTCATGACAGCCAATCATCTTTGCCAGACCGCGCTGTGTAAGCGTTGACAGGTTGATGAGTAAATCTGTTTCTGCGCGATCAACGTCGCGCTGTGATAGTTTGCTGTAACTTGTTCGTTCCATTTCTTAAGATTTCCAATAGTGAATAGTTAGTTGAAAGGTATGCGTGGAAACGCATATGGCCTTAGTTGGTCAGATATCTTGGGACTCGCTTTTCAGCGACGTAGGACGAATGTCCGTTGTTACAAAGAGCGGCTCCGCTTATTAAGCGGCTTTGTGCTCCGGCGGGAACACGTCATCAAGACTTACTTTTGCGCCTAACTTGTTTAGACACGCAACAAGAGCACGGCATGTTTTAAGGTCTGGGAAGCGACGACCAGATTCCCAATGTCCGATAGCTCCCTGTGTGCATCCAACTGCCTTAGCAAGTGTTGTTTGAGAGATATTCAGTGACTCTCGATATTTTCGTAGGTTGCTCATATGCCCTCCATAGTAACCACGAATAAAAAATACAATATGTACTTCTCAAATACAAGTAAAAATACACATTGTGCATGGATGGTTCCAGTACAGAGCGTAATAATAAGGACATGAAAATGAAATGGTATGAACTGGCTAGATCCAGAATGAAAGAGCTCGGCATAACTCAAGAGAAGTTAGCCGAAGAGCTAGGTATGACGCAGGGTGGAATTGGACACTGGTTGCGCGGATCTCGTCATCCATCTCTTAGTGATATTGGTGTGGTGTTTAAATACCTTGGTATTGATAACATATCATTCAACCACGACGGGACATTTTCACCTGTTGGCGAATACTCATCGGCCCCAGTTAAAAAACAATATGAGTACCCTGTTTTTTCTCATGTTCAGGCTGGGATGTTCTCTCCAGAACTCAGAACCTTTACCAAAGGTGATGCGGAGAGATTGGTAAGCACAACCAAAAAAGCCAGTGACTCTGCATTCTGGCTTGAGGTTGAAGGTAACTCAATGACCGCACCAACAGGTTCCAAACCTAGTTTTCCTGACGGGATGTTAATTCTGGTTGACCCTGAGCAAGCTGTTGAGCCCGGCGATTTCTGCATAGCCAGACTTGGTGGTGATGAATTTACCTTCAAGAAACTGATCAGGGATAGCGGTCAGGTGTTTCTACAACCACTAAACCCGCAATATCCAATGATCCCATGCAATGAGAGTTGTTCCGTTGTGGGGAAAGTTATCGCCAGCCAATGGCCTGAAGAGACGTTTGGGTAAAGAGGATAGATGGAGTTTAATGGCCATGAGTATCAAGCGGTCAAAAAGAAGTTCATCTATTCATTGAAAGCATAAGGCCATCTGAGTATATCCGTAATGATCTGGATATTGTCTATAACATCAATGACCGGACGATAGATATCGGTGAGCAGCGTCCTGTATGGCAGGGTGAGGCAGGTGAAAAAACGTCCTGCCATCAACAAGAATCAAGTGCATCCGCTCTCTGGACAGATGGAAAATTTATTGGATGCAAAAAGATATGAAATAACACCTGTATAGCACGGAGCTTTCTCTGACCGATGCACTTGAAGTTGTTAGGGCTGACCCAGCCTGCTGTTTCTTTAGGTAAGAGAAAAGAGATTTAGGAGATGAAAGGTCGCAGAGGTGCGGCCTTTTTTATTGAGAGTGGATCTTGAACGGAAATTCTCAAGACTTGAGTCTTGCATGCAAATCAATTCCTGGATAAACTCGATCTGAGTCAATAACTTAGAGAGAGAGCAAATGGCAAAGTCAAACGTTAGCGTGCAGGCATTCAAGGACTTCCTTGAAGAGCTTATGTCGCTGAACATAATGAAGGAGGCCACCGCTCGAAATTTAAAAAACTCATCCGCTCGCCTCTTAACGGTAGTCCAAGAAGAGGAAATGGGTGATGTTACTCAGCTTGATGTGAATGAGCTTGCCGAGCGATACATCAACGCAACTGAGCCGAAGCCTAGCGACAGCAGCATTACTGCATATAAAAGCCGCATGGAAAGTGCAATCAAAAAGTTTGTAGCTTTCCAGTCTGGTGAAGAAATCCCATACACTCCGATTGACAAAGAATCCAGTGAGGAAAAAGATTTGACTGGCGAACCAACAAAAGTCGAAGGCAAGGCTAATGCACTTCATACCTATGATCTTCCAGTAGTTCTTCGACCTGAATCAGGGGTTACAGTAACGATTAAAGGCATTCCTAACGATATCACAAACGAAGAAGCCGAACGCATCTCTTCAATTCTGAAGGTTTACGTTCGGCCTCAATAATGCAAAAGCATTCAGCACAATGTCCAACTCCCCAGTCCGACATTGATGCTGTTTAACCAGAGCCTCCAAAAGGAGCCCTTGTTAAGGTACACAATATTTGCGATGTAACCTTAGCGCGTCTGGTACATTTTTTCAAGCGGTTGTAGGGCTGCCGCCAATATGAGAAAACACAGATGTCTACATACAATTTGAATGACCAATTCGATCGAGAAGTTCATGTGAATGCCTATGAACGGATAAGGCATGGAAATCTTGAACATGTGTGTGAGCATTATCGCTCAAGGCCACACCGCTAATCATCAACCCGGCCTCCATGCCGGGTTTTCTTTTCCTCTCGCCCAAAAAAACACATAACCAATTGTATTTATTGGAAAATAAATAGATACAACTCACTAAACAACGCAATTCTGATCTCTCCTTACATCGCCGAGGCAATACACCCACGCTAAAAAACAATACTATTAAATACAAAGCGTTGTAAAAAAACGCCCCGTTTTAGAACAAATTGTATTGACCAAGTGAAGTACATATCGTACTATTTAACCATCAGCAGGACGCTGGAAGCCAAATGGAACAGACTGGCAGGCTCTTTAAACAACGTCGACTCTCGACTACGTGGCTGAAAAGCCAGATCACCCAACCACATAAGCTGTGGGATGCAATGCCGAAGCAACCGTCTCAGGAGGAGCTTCGAGATTGCATCGCCAAAGTTTATTCGGGAGGAATCTATGTCCAGAAAAACAGAATTTAAAGGCACCGCAGCTTCTCGCCGTAGAGCTCGTCGCGCAAACCTGCAAAGTCAGGAGGCGATTAGCTCCGACAAACTACACAGGCCAACCCCATCACGAGTGGTCTTACAATGCAAACGCAAACCAGCAATGAGAGCAGAAGTAATAACACTGACAACGTTGACCAGAAAATATGAAGGCTCAACTTGTCTTCCAAATGTAGCTCTTTACGCGGCAGGCTACCGTAAATCCAAACAACTGACAGCAAGATGACTTGTGTTGGTCGCCAGAAAATGAAATTAGGCAGCAAACCACTTATTTGAGGTGATATATGGAATTTCATGAAAGTGCGATTTGTGATTTTCGCGCTAACGCAAATTCAGTAAAACCACAGCCAATTGCAGTTCTTTTTAAAACAATGGGTGCGTGGGCTGTTTTATGCTTCGCCGCTGACGACACTGACGCAAGAATGGCAATAGGACAAGAGATGGAGATGGACCCGACAAACGATGAATTCATAATTTATGGCGCTCCATCTAATTACTTACTTGATACCTGCAACATTTACAACAAGGCTGCCTGATGGTGGCCTTTATTTTTGGCATAAACAACAGAATAAACACAGCACTGTGTATTCATTCCAACGAGTGAATACACGGAGCAATGTCGCTCGTAACTAAACAGGAGCCGACTTGTTCTGATTATTGGAAATCTTCTTTGCCCTCCAATGTGAGGGCGATTTTTTATCTGTGAGGATATGAACAGATGTCAAACATCAAAAAATACATCATTGATTACGACTGGAAAGCATCAATAGAAATTGAAATCGACCATGACGTAATGACAGAGGAAAAACTTCACCAGATTAATAATTTCTGGTCAGACTCTGAATACCGACTCAATAAACACGGCTCTTTATTAAATGCTGTATTAATCATGCTGGCGCAACATGCTCTGCTTATAGCAATTTCAAGCGACTTAAATGCATATGGTGTTGTGTGTGAGTTCGACTGGAATGATGGAAATGGTCAGGAAGGATGGCCTCCAATGGATGGTAGCGAAGGAATAAGAATTACCGATATCGATACATCAGGAATATTTGATTCAGATGATATGACTATCAAAGCCGCCTGAGCGCGGCGTTACCGCATACCAATAACGCTTCACTCGAGGCGTTTTTCGTTATGTATAAATAAGGAGCACACCATGCAATATGCCATTGCAGGGTGGCCTGTTGCTGGCTGCCCTTCCGAATCTTTACTTGAACGAATCACCCGTAAATTACGTGACGGATGGAAACGCCTTATCGACATACTTAATCAGCCAGGAGTCCCAAAAAATGGATCAAACACTTATGGCTATCCAGACTAAATTCACTATCGCCACTTTTATTGGCGATGAAAAGATGTTTCGTGAGGCCGTCGACGCTTATAAAAAATGGATATTAATACTGAAACTGAGATCAAGCAAAAGCATTCACTAACCCCCTTTCCTGTTTTCCTAATCAGCCCGGCATTTCGCGGGCGATATTTTCACAGCTATTTCAGGAGTTCAGCCATGAACGCTTATTACATTCAGGATCGTCTTGAGGCTCAGAGCTGGACGCGTCACTACCAGCAGATCGCCCGTGAAGAGAAAGAGGCAGAACTGGCAGACGACATGGGAAAAGGTCTGCCCCAGCACCTGTTTGAATCACTCTGCATCGATCATTTGCAACGCCACGGGGCCAGCAAAAAAGCCATTACCCGTGCGTTTGATGACGATGTTGAGTTTCAGGAGCGCATGGCAGAACACATCCGGTACATGGTTGAAACCATTGCTCACCACCAGGTTGATATTGATTCAGAGGTATAAAGCGGATGAGTACAGCACTCGCAACGCTGGCAGGGAAGCTGGCTGAACGTGTCGGCATGGATTCTGTCGACCCACAGGAACTGATCACCACTCTTCGCCAGACGGCATTTAAAGGTGATGCCAGCGATGCGCAGTTCATCGCATTGTTGATCGTCGCCAACCAGTACGGCCTTAATCCGTGGACGAAAGAAATTTACGCCTTCCCTGATAAGCAGAACGGCATCGTTCCGGTGGTGGGCGTTGATGGCTGGTCCCGCATCATCAATGAAAACCAGCAGTTTGATGGCATGGACTTTGAGCAGGACAATGAATCCTGTACATGCCGGATTTACCGCAAAGACCGTAATCATCCGATCTGCGTTACCGAGTGGATGGATGAATGCCGCCGCGAACCATTCAAAACCCGCGAAGGCAGAGAAATCACCGGCCCGTGGCAGTCGCATCCCAAACGGATGTTACGGCATAAAGCCATGATTCAGTGTGCCCGTCTGGCCTTCGGATTTGCTGGTATCTATGACAAGGATGAAGCCGAGCGCATTGTCGAAAATAC